GGAAGATTTTAGATATTATTAATGATTGGTATGATGATGGACCTGAAAATGCTATGATTCGGAATGTGTTGTTTGAGGAGATTGTGAGTTCATTGCATATCACTGGTAAAACGGTGTATCAATGGACTCATAGTCAGCCATCTGGCAATCCGATAACGACAATTCTGAATAGTCTGTATAATTCTTTATCTATGCGGTATTGTTTTGCTTTATTGATGAGTGATATTTCACTCTTCGATAAACATATTTCAATGATATCATATGGAGATGATAATGTGGTGAATGTTTCTGACAAGATTATCGAGTTGTTTAACCAGATAACCGTGGCAGGAGCATACGCTTGCATTGGAATGAAATATACAGACGAATCCAAAGGGGAAAATGAAGTCGCACCCTACCGAACTTTAGCTAACGTCGAATTTCTTAAACGTGGTTTCGTGCCACGCAAAGGACAATTCGACGCCCCCTTATCCTTTTCCACTATTCTTGAAATGGTGAATTGGGTACGGGGTGACTTCGATCACGATGATTTATGTAAAACGAACTTGGAAACCGCTTTTAGAGAGTTGGCTCTTCACGAAGAGTCGCTCTTTAACGAATGGACTTTGAAAATGGCAAAGGCAGCTAATTCAGTAAATATATATCCGGAACTTTATTCTTATTCTGTTACACGTCAATTGATTCAATTGAGTGCACAGGGTGAGAACCCAATATTAATTAATGATGATGGCTTCTAAAACTACTTCAAATGATTATGCGCCCACAAATTCTTCTATGCAGAACGTTACTGAACTCCAAGATACTGCTGATCCTGCTCCCTCTGCTGATGCTCAGCAAATCACTCAATTTATTGATGATTCTGCTGCTCAAAGAGCTACTGTGCCCGGTTATAAAATGCCGAGCCAGGAGCTCTTAGCATCTGGTTCAGAGAGTAGAATCCACAATATAGTGGATGTTCTGGAACGTCCTGTAAAGATTTCTGATGTTACATGGACGGAGAGTAATTCCTTTGATACGGAAATCCAAACCTGGTCATTTCCTAATGCGTTAATTGATGCTTCTACGAATATTTCTGATAAATTGGC